TGACGCCATCAGCCGTGTCAACCGAAGTGCGGGAGATCTGGAATGGGTGAGATCTTCCGTCTCAAGCGCGGAGACACCCGCCCCATCCTCGAGGTGGTGCTCCACGACCCCCCCCCGAAAGGTAGTGCACCGGGCACGAAGGGCCCCGTGCATGACAGTACGGGGGCCACGGTCTACAAGCTCCATATCTGGCTGTCGGATGGTACGAAGCTCACGCGCAACCTGGCACAGCAGGGCGTGCCTACCGAGAGCAGGTATCGATACAGCTGGATTCCCACTGACTGGGACCCCGTGTCGGGTGGTGGTGCGGTAGGAGGGCTGGTGGTAGGGCCGCAGCTCCCGCTCCAGCCAGGCGTGAAGGAACACCGCATGGAGTATGAACTCATTGGTCCAGGTGTGGAGCGAATGACCTTCCCAAATGACGGCTTCCCCAACGATTACGACATCCTCCGCATCACCAGCGACATAGGTCAGGGATGATGAGGCCCCCGTGCCACGGGTCCTTCTGCCGATCGCCGCGAGCGGGCAAGCCTCGTCGCACCATTTTTTCAGTCTATAGCCCCGCCATAGGGCTAATGGGTTATGGCCCCGGGGCCCATGGCCGGCCGTGAGCGCGCGGGGCGAGCGTCTCCTGACGCGCCGCCAGCTCGCGGCTGTGCCGGATCTCCCGGGCCAGGCGGGGCCCGTTCATCCGCAGACGGTCACGAAGTGGGAGCAGGACGGGTTGCCCATCGCGCAGCGCGGCCGCAAGGGCAAGGCCTCTCTCTATCGGGAATCCGACGTGCGTGCGTGGCTGCAGGCGCGCGAGGACTTCGCGAAAGCCGCAGAGGGCCCGCTCGACCTGGCGCACGAGCGCGCGCGCAAGGAGCACTGGCAGGCGATGCTCGCCGAGCAGACCCACAAGACGCGCGACGGCCTGTTGCTCCCGCGCGCCGACGTGGAGAAGGTCTGGGCTGCCGAGCTGGCCGCGGTCCGGACGAAGCTCCTGGCGCTGCCGCTCGCTCTCGCCGCGCGCCTGTACCGCATCTCCACGTTGCAGGACGAGGCCGCGGTCGAGCGGGCGCTCGAGGAGGCGGTGCGTGATGTCCTCCGCGAGCTCGCCGGCGTCGATGAAGCCGCGCCGCCAGCGCCCAGGCGCAGGCGTCGCAAGGACAAGTCCGCATGAGGGCCAGCGTGCTGGAACTCTCGCCCACCGAGAGGCTCGCGGCCAAGGTGCGGCGCGGGCTCGCGCCGCCGCCGGAGCTCACGGTTTCGGAGTTCTCGGACCGCGAGCTGATGGTGACCACCGGCAAGTATGCAGGCACGCGATGGCAGACAAGCTTCGCGCCCTACCAGCGGGGCATCCTCGACGCCTTCCACGAGCCCGGCGTCGAGATCGCCGTGGTGATGGGGTCCTCGCAGTGGGGCAAGACCGCGTGCGCCGTCTGCATCGTGGCCTACCACATCGCGCACGACCCGTGCCCAATCCTCGTCGTCGAGCCGACGGTGGACCCGATGGCGAAGGACTTCGCGCGCAACCGGCTCGAGCCCGTCATCGCGGCCAGCCCCATCCTCCGGGACACCGTCAGCAAGAAGCGCGCGAAGGATTCGAGCAACACGATCCTGCACAAGACGTTTCGAGGCGGGTCGCTGGCGGTCGGCGGGGCCAACTCCGCGGCGTCGCTGGCCGCGCGGTCGACGCGGCTGCTCATCCTCGACGAGGTGGACCGCTACCCGGCCGAGCTGCCCGGCGAGGGCTCGACGCTGGCGATCGCGCTGAAGCGCACCGCGGCGTATCGGGGCCGTCGGCGGATCTTCATGCCCTCGTCGCCGACGTTGAAGGGCGCCTCGATCGACGTGTGGTTCCAGCGCGGGGACCAGCGGCGCTACTTCGTGCCCTGCCCTGCGTGCGGCGACATGCACCCGTTCCTCTGGGAGAACGTCCAGTGGGACGGGCCGCGCGTGAAGCCCTCGGACCCGGGCGCGCGCGGCCACGTCTGGAGGGCGAACCACGAGCCGCGGACCGCGCGGCTGCACTGCCCGTCCTGTGGATATGGGATGGGAGATGCCGAACGCCTGGCCGTGCTCCAGGCCGGCGAGTGGCGGCCCTCCGCGGAGCGCAGCGAGCCCGGCATCATCTCGTTCCACATGTGGGAGGCCTACTCCCCGTTCTCCTCGCTCTCGGAGATCGTGTCCGGATTCCTGCGCGCGCGCCAGGCGCAGAAGGGCGGCGACAACTCGGAGATGCACACCTGGCAGAACACGACGCTCGGCGAGCCCGTGGAGCCCGATGCGGGGGAGGGAGTCGAGCCCCACGTCCTGCTGATGCGCCGCGAGGCCTTCGGGGACCTCGACATGCCGGCCGGCGCGTGCTGCCTGACGATGGGCGTCGACGTCCAGGACGATCGCCTCGAGCTGCTGGTCATCGGGTGGGGTCCGGGGGAGGAGTCGTGGCTCGTTGATCGCCAGACCCTGCCGGGCCACACCGAGCAGCCCGAGGTCTGGAAGATGCTCGACGAGGTCCTCGACCACCAGTATAAGCACGCCAGCGGGCAGCGGCTCCCAGTTCAGGCCACCTGCATCGACTCCGGCGGCCACCGGACCACGATGGTCTACGACTACGCGGCCCGCATGGCCGCGCGGCGGGTGTTCGCGGTGATCGGCCGGGACGGCCAGCGGCCGATCGTCTCATCGCCATCGCCGCGGCGCTGGGGGCGCCAGCAGCGCCAGGTCCCGCTCTACACGATCGGCGTCGACGCGGCGAAGTCCCTGATCGTCTCGCGGCTCAAGTTGACCGAAAAGGGCGCCGGCTACGTCCACGTCCCGCTCGTGGACTGGGCCGACGACGAGCTGGCGGCGCAGCTCACGAGCGAGCGCCTGGTGATGCGGTTCACGCGGGGCGTGCCCGCCCAGGTCTGGAAGAAGATCAGGCCGCGCAACGAGGCGTTCGACTGCGCGGTGTATGCGCTCGGGGCGCTGCGGCTGCTGCATCCCGACCTCGAGCTGCTCGCCCAGCGCCTCGCGGGCATCGATCCGCCCCCGCCCGCCCCGAAGCCGCAGCGGGAACGGTGGCTGCCACCGCGGCGGAAAGGATGGCTGCGATGACTGGTCGCAGGAGAACTCTGACGACGACGACTCTCCCGTGGCCACGTAACTGGGATGGATGGAGCTTCATCCCCGAAATCCCGATCGCGACCATGAAACCGTGGGAGGCGATGCGCGCCAAGAACCATAGCAAGGCGTGTCCCCTATGTGGTGCTCCGGTTGGTGCGCGATGTGCGACCGCCGCTGGTGGCGTCGCTGATCGTCCGCACGGCGCCCGTTACAGATCGGTCAAGGAGGAAACGAGATGAAGACGAGAGGATTGCTCTATCTGGTCGCCGCGGCCATTCTGGCCTCGGCCGTGATGATGTTGCTTTCCACCGTGCGGCCCCTGCCGCTGGTGCATGCGCAGGCCACGCAGGTCTACAACGGCGGCGTGGTGATCCCGTTCACCTGCAGGATCTCGGCGCAGACGACCACGCAGGAATGCAAGGCCCTCACGGCGGGCCTGAAGACCTACGTGACCGACGGCATCGTGAGCAACAACGTCGGCACGGCCCAGACGCTGAAGATCGTGACCGGCACCGGAACCAACTGCGGGGCGGGCACGGCCGACCTGACCCACCCCGTCCAGTTCGGGGCCGCGGTCGGGAACCAGCCGCTGCTGTTTCTCACGCCGCTGCAGCCGGCGGCCGTCGGCCTGGCGGTGTGCGTGACCCCGTCCGCGGCCACGAGCTACTCGGCCACGATCAACGGCTTCGTCGGACCCGCCGGACCATAGAAGGAGTCATCGATGGCCTGGACTCAGGCGGACCTCGACAAGCTGGACGCGGCGCTCGCCAATGGCAGCGCCGTGCAGTCGATCGCGTTCGCCGATCAGACGTTCACCTTCCGCTCGATCGACGAGATGCTCAAGCTCCGCGCCGTCATCGCCCAGGCGCTCAACAGCGCGGCGGGCGTCTCGAAGGCTGTTCGGCTCGCGGCGACGAGCAAGGGTGTCTGATGGCCGAAACGAAGGACCTCCGCAGGAACTGGCTCGATCGGGCCGTGGGATTTCTGTCCCCCCAGGCCGGGCTGAAGCGCGCGCGGGCGCGGATGGCCACGGAGATCGTTCTCCGCCACTACGAGGCCGCCGCGGCGAGCCGCCGAACCCAGGGCTGGCGCCGGACCTCCGGCGACGCAAACGCGGTCCTGACGGGTGCGCTCGCGCGCCTCCGCGAGCATGCGCGCGACCTGGTGCGAAACAACCCCCACGCGAAGAGCGCCATCGGCACGATCGCGGACCACACCGTGGGCTGGGGGATCGTCGCGAAGCCCAACCCGATGAACAAGGCCGTGGCCGACGTCTGGAAGGCGTGGGCGGAGAGCCCGGCCTGCGACTCCGACGGCCGCCACGACCTGGCCGGCCTGCAGAAGCTGGCCTGGCGGACGGTCGTCGAGTCGGGCGAGGTCCTCATCCGCCGGCGCCGGCGGCTCCCCGAGGACGGCCTCCCGCTGCCGCTGCAGCTGCAGGTGCTCGAGCCCGACTATCTCGACACGTTGAAGACCGGCATCACCTTGCCGAATGGCGGCCGGATCGTGCACGGCGTCGAGTTCGACGTCCTGGGCCGGCGGGTCGCCTACTGGCTCTACCCGGAGCACCCGGGCGCCCAGTGGTTCGGGGGCTCCATCAACTCGCGCCGGGTCCCGGCCGAGAGCGTCCTCCACGTCTTCCACCAGGAGCGGCCTGGTCAGGTGCGTGCGGCCTCGTG